GTATTGTTTGTACCAAATAATGTATGGAACATATTTATGATTGTATAATCGCGAAAACGAAATGTACAATTTTTCAAAACGAAATGTGCATTTTCTGCCATTTTTGCGGTTTGCTTACTGATTATTCAAACAGCATTTGAAAGGCTTTTGAATGGTGTTTAATCACTGTTTGAAAGCCTTTATTTTCAACGTGTTGTAAGTGTGAAAAAGATTTGTTTTGCCATGTAAATAATAGGCGAAACATTCTTGTTTTTCATGGATTTTTCGTACCTTTGTACAGGTAAATCAAGCCTCTTTTGTGGCTTCGTCTTTATCATGTTGCATCCTTTTTGGAACGGCGAAAGTTCGCAGCTTTTGTCGTTCCAGCTTTTAGTCGTATCGTGTTTGTTCTTGCTTGTGAAAGCGAGAGCAAACAAGTTTTAGAGCTTTACAAGCATTATGTCTTTATAGGCTGCAAAATCGTTTATGCGACTGTTTTGTTCATATTTTTGCGCACCTTTCAGCAGTTCACCTCCAAAGCTCTGATTTATCCAGTCGCAAAGCTCTATTATCTGGCTTTTACCTGACGTGAACAAAACGTATTTTGTGCCGTTCAGTAGCGTGAGAACGTCCAAATAGTCTTTTAGCTTCCAATATGTGTCGGCTTTGTATGCGCTGTGTTCTGTCTGTAAGTATGGAGGGTCAAGTAAGAACAGAACTTTTTTGTTTGTTTTGTGAGCATTGAAAAGCTCGCGGTAATCGCAGTGTGTCACTTCCAGTCCATCAAGGTAATTTGTAACGTCGTAGTCCTTTGAAACCATTCTGTTATACATGGTCTGTTTGCTCAGCTCCTCGTAGCTTTGCGCCCAGTTTCCCGAAAACAAGAGAGAGCCTGAAAGCGTGATATAATCAACAGGATGGTTCTTCTCTGCTTCCGCGCACAGCTCCAGTATTGTTTTTCTCGTCTCTGTGGGGACTTTTTTGTTGTCTGGCACATCTGTAAGCAACGGTGCAATAGAGCGCAACAGTGCGTTTGTATTGCCTACGTTGGCAAGTCTTTCGTCGTAGTGGTCAAAGTCGTTGTAAATCACGCGGCAATTTGGCAGACTGTCCTTCGCCACACGCGAAAGTAACCCAGAACCGCCGAAAAGGTCAACCACTGTGTCTATGTCCTGAGTTTTTGTCAGAACTTCACGGAAACGCTTCACGTAATAGCGTTTTGAACCTCTGAAAGGCAGAGGTGAGCCTGAAAATCGTTTAATCATTCAGCATAATAGCAAATTTTATTGGAAATGTTTTGAAATGTCTGATATTCAACGTACCTTTGCGTTAGGTTTGTTAGCTTCGGCGACGTGCAGAACCCTCCCATAGGGTTTTAAGCCGATATGAAGAAGGCCTTCCCCTGGTTTGGGGAACTGAACAAAATTTTGATACCGTCCCTTTGCACATTTTGTTATTCTCCGTTTGGCAGCGAAAAGCTCCCGATTATTTGGATAACAACTTAAAGACTTTGGAACAACACCACATTTCTACGCACGGCATACATTGAGTTACGACCGCAGGGACTTAAAAGAGGAACGCAAGAGCGCACCTCTTTTTTTTGTGCCTTATTCTATGGAAAACGCACGATAATACTTGTATTTGTAAATATATACGGGCTTGTTGTTTTTATCAACGCCCTGCTGTATGCGCGTCCTCAGTCTGCGGAGGTGATATTTGAGCTTTAGAATGTTGCCACCCACTGCAACCGAGCCGTCAGCATTATAGCTGACCACCTGAATGCCTATCTGCGTGTATGCGCTGTTTTGCGTGTGTGCGCTTTTCTTCGCCGACGTAATTGTGTTACGTACCCCTGTCATGCGGTATATCTCATTCCCATTTGCATCATCCGCCTTTTTCACGACAAATGGTTGGCACAGTCCGCCAAGCTCCTTGCCGAGGCAGTCTCCATCGGCTTTTGCATTTGCCACAGCCGTACATTTCGGCACATACCATGTGCCAGCAGTTGAAGTATTCAGCACTACGCCCTTAAAATGCACGTATTGCCTTTTTGGTGCGCGCTTAATGCGTTTGCCCCTGTTCTTGGTGTACGCCTTACCTCCGCCTGTACTGCGCCAGCGTGAGCGTCGTTTTTTGCGCAGCATGATGATTTTGCAGCCCTCTGGTAGTCTTCCATGTCGAATATACACAGTACCTGAAACAATCTTACATTCGAGGTTCAAGTTCTGCCCCTCCAGTTTCCAGTCCTTGCCATCCACCCATGCGCTGCCGTTGTAATGGCGTGTGTATTTACTGCCGTCGGGTAGGTAAACAGTCTGCCGCACGCTCTTTGCCACACCTGTGGGCAGTACTTCCACGCCATAGTCGGCACAACCGCCTATCTTCACAGACTTGGTGCAGCTCATTACGCAGGGCGAGGTCAAAGCGTCGAGTTGTGCCTGCGTCACGCCCTCCTTGGTCAGTAATGGCATTTTCTCTGCCAGTATGTCCTCCAGATAGTTGAGCACCGTCTGCGGCACTTGTTTGATTTTCTCGCCGAGCGTCTGGTTGGTCTCCAATACCGTAAACTTGCTGTACTCGTAGGATTCACCGCTGGCTGTCGATGAGAGAGCGGCGGTACGATAGACACGCGCCTCGGTGTAGGTCTCGCCGTCTGCTTTAATGTCCGTTTTCTTGGTTGTTACGTTTATGTACCTGATATTGGCCGACGGTATGGGCTTTGCAGCCAGCGTGAGGACTTCGCCGTCTATAAAGACAAGTCCCGTGCTTGTTCCGTCAGGCTGGCGCAATATGTACTTACTGCCACCGATGTATCCCAGCAGCTGCAAAATCATAACCTGCTGCTGGATGAAGTCCAGCGTCTGCGTGGAAAGTGGATATTTGCCCTGTCCGCCCGAAGTGGTGGAGGTGTTTGTATAGTTCGCTTTTTGCATAGTCGTTACATTTAACTTATAGGCATATAAATCGCCCGTTTAGAAATAAGTTTGTATTTATCAACCAAAGCCGCTATTTCAGTAAGTGCCGTGTCGTGCAGGTCTGATGGCACAACCACAAGGAAACTGTTTTGCTGCGCTGTCAGCTTTTCCTCATTGGTGAGCACGGGCACGGCCGTGTGGTCGTCTTGGTACTCCCCTTTGTCGTTGTAGCGGTCTTCTGGTGTTGCCAGCGAGATGCGTGCGCCTGCCTCCGTTATGGCATACAGCCACTCGCCGTCTCGCTCTATTGTCCGTATGTCGATTTTCTCGCCCGTGGAACTCTTGAAAGTATCATTGAGCACGGCACGCAAATAGCACACCTGCCCGTTGTGGGTCAGTCGGTAGATATGCGCTGCGCGTGCTTCCGTAAACTGGTCGTAAACCGCTTGCAGCCCGACGAGAGCAGCGCGAAGCAACCCAAAGATGAGAGGCTGTCGGTAGAACGTAGGCAGAAGCTGCAACACAAAGCGTTTTAAGTCGATTTCAAACATTATTCCACTGTTTTGTATTCCTTATATGTGACATTGGCCGTGCCGCCGTCTATCTCATAATAACCGCTATAAGGTCGGTTATAGCCTACAACGGAGGTGTAGCTATTGGCATTGCGTGCCTTTGCCCGTATTCCACCGCTTGCGCTGTCGATGTCCACTACCACGACCGCAGGTATCGCCTTGATAGCTTCCAGCAGGTCGGTGTTTCTGAAAATACCGTTAAAAGGCAAATTAGTAATGACTGACTGCACAGCCTCGTCCACTGGTCTTGAACCATCTGAAAGTTCGCCGCGCTCGTTCATCAGCGTTGGGTCGTAGTAGACAACCAAGTTAATGCGTATAAGGTCGGCCTCTTCATTGCGAAGCTGCACGCTCACCCCTGCATCCTTAATGGTGTTTACATAGGACTTTAACGCCGCAAACTGGCTTTTGTTCAGCAGGCACGGCTTGCCGTCCTCTGTCTGCCCTGCCACTTTGATATAAACCACAGTTTCATCCTCTGTGGCCACGGCATACTTCACGACCTGCGCCTTTTTTATATCGGTGTCGCTCATTCCGCTGGTGTCATAGCGGTCGGTATTCTCCACCAGTCTGTAACCGTACATGAAAGCCTTTACCTTGCTCACATACCAGCGCAGCGTGTGGGGTTCGAGCTGTTCGATGCGTGCGTCCACTTCTGCGGCGTGCTTGTCAAAAAGCACCTCCACCGCCCACACCGCCACGGCAAAGACATAGAAAAGCACGCTTTCAATGCTCAGCACACTGAACTGCTGGTCGAACGTCTTGCGCGTGTCCAGATTGTAGGCATTGACAACGGCTCGCTCATTGGCGAATGCCGTTGTCATTTGCTTTTTGATGTCCGAAATACTCCGAGCCATAAGCGTGAGGGTTTAGAGTTCACGGCTTAAAAGCTCGTCGATCATGGCCTTTACCGTGCGGCGGTTCTCCTCAAAGGCTTTGAGTTCTTCCGCGTGCTGGTCGGTGTCGTTGCCGTTGGCGAGGATGGCAATCTGGCTGTCGATGTCGTACTCTGTACCGATAAGCCCTGCCACAAACTTGGCGCGGCGGTTCTCGTCGGTAACGTCCTTGGCTTCCACCAGCGTGCCGCCGTCAGGATGGCTGCCAGTATAGGCAAAGCCCTGCACGCTCTCGCCTGTCTCCTCGTTCTTCACTTCTGCCTGTTCCTCGTTGAGGTAAAGCAGGTAATGCTCGTTGTCGAACTTTACAAAATTCTTTCTTTCAATGTAACTAACTGTGTGCATAACTCTGTTTTATTGGTCGGGGTCGACGATGCTGTAAAAGCACCTCTTGCCGTCGCTCCCGATGGGTTGCTTGATAATCTTTGCAGCCACGGGTTCGCTAAGTTCCACACCCTCAAACTGGCGCATAAGTGCCTTTGAGCCTGTAAAGGTGATGTGTTTCACCCACCCCATTACGGGGTTGCCGTCGTCGTCCACTACTTTGCCCGATGCGTCCTCCAGCTGCTCATATATTTCATACTGGATGGTGAGCATATCGCCGTCGTACTTCGATTTGGATATGTCGAAGCCCGTAAGGTGGATTTCACGGTTCAGGATTGTGTCGATGTGGTACTTGCTACCTGTTAGCTTTCCCTGCTTTGGTTTGATGTCGCTAAATTTTTTCATGCCTAAAATATTGATTAAGTTTTTACTGTCACAATGCACCATGAAGCCGAGCCGCGAAGCGACTTTAAGACGTATGTCCTCATTGGTCATGCCGCGCTTCCTCAGACGCGCCACCTCTCTGCATAACGCTTTCTTGTTGCGCTTGCGTGCGAGGCTGTGCGTGTGGTAGGTGACATAGCCGATGAAGTCGATGCCACGGCTTTCCACGGGAAAGATTTGGTAGTTACTCTTGAGTGTGAGCTGGCGGTCATTGTTTAAGTAGTCATTAAAGAACACTAAAACGCCGCTTAAATACTCTTTGCTGTCTGAGAGTACCACGATGTCGTCGGCATAACGGTAATAATACCGCACGCCCACGAACTCCTTCACGAGGTGGTCGAGTTCCGACAAATAAAGGTTTGCGAAATATTGGGAAATATAATTACCGATAGGCACACCGTCTGCGCTGTCGATGATGTCGTCCAGAAGCCACAGTACTGAGGGGTCTTTTATTTTCTTGCGTACAACCGTTTTCAGTGTGTCATGGTTGATGGATGGGTAGAACTTGCGCACGTCGATTTTAAGGCAGTAGCGCGTGCCGTCTGGGTCATTGCGCAGGTCTGTGCGCAGTCTTCGGAGCAGTGAGTGTATGCCGCGCCCTTTTATGCAGGCGTATGTGTCGTTTGTAAAGGTGGGTGTCCAAAGCGGCTCTAATATCTGCAATATAGCCCACTGCACCACGCGGTCGCGGAACGGTAGCTTGTAGATTTCGCGCTTTTTCGGCTCATACTTTATAAAAATCTCATACGCCGAGGTCGTGTAGGTTCGGGTTGTCAGCTCATTTTGCAGCTGTTGCAGGTTCTGAGCCAGATTTTTCTCGAACTCCACCACTTCCTCACGCTGTCTTTTGCCCTGCCCTGCATTGTGGGCGGCGAGCAAAAGGTTGGGCATTGAGCATATCTGCTCAAACAAATAGCCTTTTCTTCTCATAATGGGTCGTTGGGTCTGGGTGTCTACGGGTCATTGGGTCTGTCTGCTTTGCATAATGGGGAATGGTCGAAACGGCTTGCACCGTCCTACTGATACCCTTTTTGCGTTGTTATCTTTTGCCGAGAGGCAAGGTTCATTTCTCTTTTGTCGCCATTTCTGGTTTATATCTTTTGCAAAGTATAGGGGCGACGAGTAGTTCGCATTCGCATTCGTAGCCGTGTTGTTCGTATTCGTGTAGAACGCACCTGCGTTCGTGCCATTGTTCGCGTTACCACCAGCCGCGCGGACACGAAGACCACCGCGAGAGAAATGCAACCTGTCGTTATCTTTTACGACGCTGCAAAATTAACATTTTTCAAGCAGAAAACCGCTAATTTCCACATATTTCGACCGCCTTACGGCGGTAGTTTGGGCTACACGCCGCGAGGCTTTCAACATTTCAGGTATTCAAAATTTCAAAGAGCGACTTTTCTCTGGTTCTCGTCTTCGGGGCTTCGCCCGTGTTCGTTCTCGTCTTCGTCTTACGATGCCTTCTCTATGATGGGGTCTTCCTCAAAATAGCAGAGGGGCGACGAGCAGATCGCATACGCAGCCGTAGCCGCGTAGTTCGTATGCGTGCAGAACGCACCCGCGCTCGTGCCATCGCTCGCGCTACCACCAGCCGCGCGGACACGAAGACCTTTTGAGGCCTTGGCGTTGGTATAGAAGTAGTCGGGGTAATAGGTCGATGCCGAGCCGCCCACCTCAGTAGGCATGCAGCAAAGCCCCTCATAACTTACGCGCTTGATGTAACCCTCCGTCTGCGGACACTCCGACACTTTCATTTTGTCGTTTATGGTCGATGGGTCGAAAGCTGCAAACATCGAGCGCGAAACGTACACCTCGCTCTTTTCTTCCCCTGCGTTCATTATCAGGCCGCGCACCCACCGCCACAAGTGGCCGTAGCCTGCGTGCATCAGTCCGAAGAAGCAAGGCACCTTGAACGCCTTGTACGTGCCGCCGTCGGCCGTGGGCAGGGTGTAGTCCACCAAGCATACGCCGTCACCTGCCTCCACGCCCACACTGGTGGGCACTACGGGGAAATAGCCGTTGTAGTTTCCCCAGTCGGGCATGTCAGTCACACCCGTGCCGAAGCCACCCTGATACAGTCCGTTTGCGTCCTTGTCGGCATTAAATGCCGCTTGGCTGTTCTGCGTACCCATGATTACCTCAAAGAGGAACTGCACCACAAACTGAGCCACAAACCAGTTCGCCTCCCAGCCCTCGCCGCGCTTGCGTGCGTATGTGCCAAAGTTGGTTGTGCTGATGTTCGTTGCCGCCATGCCCAGCATACTGAGCTGCGGCGCGTCCTCCGCTGGTGCTTTCGTATAGCTGGCGGCTTTCAGTGCCGAGCCGCTGCCGCCACGGTACTGCTCCGCGTCGCTTATCACGCTGCACAGCATCTGGTTCGTTCTGTCCATTACGCCAGCCCCCATCCAGCTTGTGCCGCCTGCTGGTATGCGGATGCTCACGCCGTTGCCCACGGGCTTATTGAATGTGATGCACTTCACCAGCACGCCGCCCTCATAGAATATGTTGGCGATAAAACCGTTCCAGCACCACATGCACTGCCCCTGCGTGCCGTCCAGGGCAGCAGGGCTGCCGTCGTCATACTTCGTGCTGTCCGTCGGGTCGAGCTTGCGCCTCTTTCTGTCGTCGGTCACGATGTAGCGGCCAAGCCCCAGCTTCGTGGGCAGGTCGCGCAGTGCCTGAAGGCTTCCGTAGTAGCCTGCCGCCGTCGGCGTGGCGTTAGCCGTGTTCCAGTAGCGGCCTGCTATCGGGTTGCCGCCTTGCTCCACGGCTTCCGCCAGCTCCATGCTGCGCGTCTCGCCCGTCTCGTCCATTACTTCGATGCGCATATCCTTGAGCGCGCCCTTTGCCTCTTCCAGCTCGTTGATACGCTTGCCGTTCTCAAAGGCGGCCAGCATCGCCACGATGCCTTTTTCCTGTTCTGCTGTCAATGCCATAATGCTTTTTTGTTTGTTATGTTAAACGTATGTTTCCTTCCTTGTCGAGCCTCATGCCGCCGCCCGTCAGTCTCATGCGCGGCGGCACAACCTCTATTTCCACGGTCTTGTAATACCGCGTGCCCTGCGTCGGGACAACGTGTACACGGCTGCTGCCCACCTCTCGCGCCAGTATCTCGCCGCTTGGCTCTATCTCCACGCTCTGCCCGTCCGTCTGGTATATCACGTTTTGGGCGCAGCCGTCGGGCTTCACCCGTGGCTTGATGTATTGCCGTGTGGGGTTGCCCAGCGTCACCGTTTCGGGGGCTTCCACCTTTAGGCCGTTCGGCACACCCTGCACCACCTGCTCGGCTCTCGCTATGGCAAGCTCCATTTCCGCCCGTGTCGCCTCCAGCCTTTCGGCCGCTGCCGCCGCCTGCTGTCCTGCCGTGTTGGCATAGTCGGTCGCGGTGGTTGCCTTTTCCGTGGCTGCCGTGGTGTCCTTGGTCGCCGTCGTCGCTTTGTCGGTGGCTGTCACGGCTGCTGCCGTTGCCTCCTTGGCGTTCTTGGTGGCGGTGTCTGCCGCTGTGGTCGCTGCCGTTGCCTTTGCGGTCGCGTCGGTCGCTGCTGCTGTCGCCTTTTTGCTTGCCTCCGTGGCGGTGTCGGCGTTCTTGGTGGCCGTCCGTGCCGCTTCGGTGGCGGTGTTGGCGTTGGCTGTGGCGGTCTCCGCGTTTCTCACGGAGGTGTCGCTCTTTTCTTGCGCAGCCTTTATAAACTCCTGCACGTTCTTGTCGGCGCGTTCCGCCGCCTCCGTTGCAGGTTTCTGTAATACCAGAATGTCCGCCGCCGTAAAATCTTCCCATGTAAACTTGTAGCCCCTTGTGTAGGCTGCCACGCAGTCGCTCTCTATCACGCCCTCCGTGTCGCCCATCTTGTCCCACAGCCATACGTGCAGGCTTTCGGGGTAATACACGTTTTGCACGCCGCCCTCAAACAGGGCATTGTCCAGTGCGAGGTGCAGCTCATGGTGCAGCTCACCCTCGCCGAGGCCGTGGTCTTTGAATATCACCAGCAGCGCGTCACCGTCGGGTGTACAGTTCGTAAACACGCCGTCCCTGCGGCTGGCCGTCACCGTCTTGCTGTTCACCCAGTAGCGCAGCTCGAAGTCCACGTCGGGCAGTGCCACGACCTTGCCCGTGCCGTCCCTGAAACGCTCGCGGATTACAAAGTCGCTCTTGTAGTTGATGTGCCTTGTTTCCATTCTATGTCAGCCTTATGTTTCCTTTTCCGTCCAGCCTCATGCCGCCGCCCGTCAGTCTCATGCGTGGCGGCACTACGGCTATGGTCAGTGTCTTGTAAATACTCGTGTTTACCGTGGCCACCACGTCCACCCTGCCCACACCCTCCTTCAGCGGCACGATGCAGCCGTCAGGTGTCACCTCCAGCACACCGTCGCCGCCTATGAACAGCAGCGAGCCGATGCCAAAGGTTGGCAGGGCTTTCGCTCCGATGCGTGGCCGCTCATGGTTGCCCAGCGTCACCTCCTTGGGGCAGTCCGTTATTTCCAGCCGCGTGGGGGCTGCCACATTCTGCGTGCTCAATAATCCCACGAGGTTGTCCACCAACGCGCGCGTGGCCTCCGTCTTCTGCGTGGCGGCCTGGGCTGCCTTGGTGGCTGCGTCCGCGCCTGCGAGCCGCGCGTCTATGTCGCTGGTGATTTCCTGCACGTTGGTGTCGAGGAAGAGTGCCAGCGCGTCCCTCACATTGCCGCACACCTCTATCAAGTCGGCAAACAGGCTGCCAACCATTTCCACCGTCACGCTCTTTGTTAACACAGCGTCGCGTATGTCTCGCGCCCTCTTTTCAAGTCCTGCGGTGTTTATCTCCGCCACCTTGTTTTCTGTCAGTTTTACCATTGTGCTATATTTCTGTGCCGTTAGGCAAATGTATCGTCGAATTGGTTGCCGAATATTCGGGCAAGCGTCTGGCCGCTCTCGCTCTCCACCGTCTCACCCTTGCTCAGCTGCCGCTTCACTCTCTTTATGCGGTTCACCTCAATGTCACCTGCCGTGTTGTCTATGCGCTCAAACGTGCCGCTGTCAAACTGAGTGCCGATGCTGGGCAGTGTCCAGCCCTTTGAGGCCGTCGCGCCGTCCACAATGAGCCAGTCGCGCACAGGCGGCTGTGGAATGATGCAGCCGTTCCAGTATTTCTTGGTGGCTGCCAGCAGCGCGTTTGTCTCTTTTGCCGATATGTCCGTCGCTGGCTCTATGCCCTGCGCCGCGTATATCTTTTGCACCTGCGCGTCCACAGTGTCGGCCAGCTCCCATTCGAGCGTCTGCCCATCCGTCAGCCGCGCCGTGATGCTCAGGCCGTTGCGCTCCGCCAGCGCGAAGATACCCTCCACGCCGCCCAGATACTCCACAGCTATGTCCGCGAGGCTTTGTCTGTCCTTTACTGTTATCTGCATGGTGTATGTTCTATCTTATGTTTACCGTGCCGTCAGCGTCCACCGTCACGCGGCTTACTTCCACGCCTGCGGCCTTTATCATTTTCTTTGTCTCCTGCGGCCAAAACACGTCCTTGCAGCCGCCAAGCAGCTGCCTAACTGCCGCGCCTATCAGGGGGCGTTCCTTGAACTCGCCCCTCTGTGCCAGCAGCACCGCCTCTATCGTCTGCGCCTCGTTGTCAGCTATGGACATAGCCTTGCGCTCTATCAGCAGGTCGCCAGTCTCTATATCTGTCGTCAGTCCTTTCATTGCTTCACCTTTTCGTTCTCGTAGTCGCCGCGCTTGCTCTCCGTCAGCTGATGTCCTGCCCAGCCTGCCACGCCGCCCTTCAGGGCTGCGCCGCCGTCTTGCGGCACGGGTGTCCAGCTCGTCAGTGCTTGCTTCAGCTTGTTGATGTCCTTTTCTATCAGGTTCAGCCGCGTGGTGATGTCCTCCACCTTTACCATGCCGCCCAGCCCTCCGCCGTTCATCGTGATGCCATCCTCCGTGGCCACGATGCTGGCCGTGTCGGTGTCCTTTATCACCACCTGCGCCTCTTCTATGTCGTCACACAGCACAACCATGCCTGCCGCGCCGTCCGCCACATAGCCCACCATCACATAGCTGCCCTCGCGCGGTATCTGAACCACGCCCACCGTGCTGCCTTGGTTCGCTTGCAGGTTCACGCCCAGCAGAGGCGCGTCCTCGTTCAGCGGTTGTACGTCCACCGTGCGAGCCGTTTTGTCCACCGCTGTCACTGTGCCTACCGTGAACCCCATGCCGCCAGTACCCTGTGCGGCTATCTGCCGTATCATTGTGCCGATGTTCATGTTCTTTACTCTGCTACTCTCTGGCCGAGCGTTACCTCTTGACGATAACCACCCGTGCCGTATTTTATCACGTTCTTCTTTACTTGGTATATGCCCATGGGTGCGCCGTCTATCTTGATACCCACCGTGTCGAGCTTGTCGACCAGTTTGTAGCCGAATGTGGTAAGGCTACCCTTCAGACCGTCGCGTTTCAGGCGTTTTATTTCCTGCTCCGCCCACGCCTTTAGCTGGCTTTCGGTTTTGTTGTAGGTGGTCAGTGTGCGACGTTCGCCGTCAGCATCGCCAACCTCCACCTTTATTTTTTTGTTGTCGGGCATGATGCTCACCGCTTTCACGTTCAGCCGCATGGTGTCGGCTTTCTGCTGTTCGAGGCTCTGGTCGCTGATGATGTTCACGCCTGTGGTGAACACTTGCGAGGCACTCGTGCCATGGTCGAAGATTACACCAGCGTAGAGCACTGGCTTGCCGTCCTCGTAGCGGAAGAACGAGCGGATGCCGCTCTCTTGCAGCTTGCCCAGCAGACTGGCCACGGTGTCGGCGGTCACGCGGTACGCGCCCAGTGTCTGCTCGCCCATGACCTTGATGTCGTTCAGCCCTTGGTCTTTCAGCAGCTGCTCCACGGTCACGCTCTTGTACGCCTTTTTCACGGCTGGCATTTGTTTCAGTTTGAACATTTCGTCCTCGCAGTCCAGCACAATGGGCGTTTTGAAGCCCACCTCCTTGACATAGCCTACAAAGGCGAGTTCGTTGCTGTCGTCGTAGCCAAGCCACACCTTTACAGCGTCGCCGCGCTTCACGGGGATTTCAGTTTCACCATCCCACTTTATCTTTTTGGGTAGAGTGATTTTGCAGAGGTCGGTCAGCTTTTCGGTGTCGCGTGTGATTTCCACCTCCGTGACAAAATCGAGCTGCCACTGCTTCGCGCCCGTTATCTCTATTTTTGAGGTCAGTCTGTACATGGTTTTAATGCCGTTTAATTGGGTGTTAAATACCGTTCAAATGTTTATTTGTAGTCCGTGCTGTACACGTTATAGTCTCCATCCGAGAGCAGGGAAAGTTCTATCGTTTGATAGTTGCTTTCTGTCGATTGCGTGACGGAAAAGTCCTGCACTACCACTTTGCTGATGTCGAACAGTTCCAAAAAGTCAGAATGCACATATATTGCCTCCTTTACGTCGAAGAACTGGCGAAGCTGCGTGATGCCGTCGGATGGGTATTCGTCCACAATCTTGCCGTCTTTGACTGCCAGCACGCCCACAATGAGATTGATGCCGTAGTCGCCGTCGTTGATGTATTCTTTCACCGTGCCATCCATGCCCACCAGCTGCGTGGTGACGATGTTCTTGCGCTTGGATATGGCGGCTATCGCGTCGTTCACGGTCAGCTCCTCGCCGCTTTCCTTTCTGAATGTGAGTTCGCAAAGGGTGTAGCGGTTTGCCCAGTAGCTCTTGTCGGTGTATGGGCTGGCCACTTCCTCCGTTTGTATCGTGCCGCCTGCGCCGCTCCAGTCGGGTGCTTCGCTTGTGCGTGACGGTTTGAAGCGGTAGAGGTAGCCTTTTAGCTGTGTGGCGGCGGATGCTGCCACGAACTTGAAACTGATTGGTAACATTTGCTTTTACTCCGTTGCTAAGTTGGTGTCGTTGAGTGCCGAGAGCAGGGCTTGTGCCACTACGTCCTTCACCCTCTCTGCACTTTCTTGCAGGTTGGCGGTGTGTATCTCCAGCCGCTCCACAAGTCTGTCCACATGGATGTTCACGTTGCGGATTTTACCGCCACTGTCGCTGCTGCCTCCGCCGCCTCCCGATTTCTTGCTGCTTGTCTTGCCTGCCGTGCCGCCTGTCACGTCGGGCACTTTCGGCGTTGGCACTTCGGGTATGGTCGTGGTCGGTGCGGCTGCCGCCTTGCCCTGCTGCTTGGCATTCTTCTTGGCGTTTTCCTTTTCGCCTGCTTTCATTTCGGCGGTGTATGCGTCGTTGAACGCCTTGCCCACTTCCTTGCCGTAGTCGCCGTATGTGGTCTTCAGTTTGTTCAATGCGGCGGTGATGCCGCCAGCGTCGAGCTTAAAGGCTGCCTTTATGAGGTCGCCTATCGCCCCGAACGTATTCTTTGCCAGTTTGCCGATGCCTGAGAAAACGGCTTTGAAAGCCGCCCACAGTCCCTTCAGCACGGCGCGGAACTTCACCGAGGTGTTCCAGAAGTAAACGCCCACGGCGATGAGTGCGGCGATGGCTGCCGCTATCCATCCGATAATTGGTATGTTCATTATGGCGATGCTCACAGCCCTGCACGCCGAGACGGCCGAGAGCTTGAACGCGCCGAAGCTCACCGAGGCGACACCTGCAAAGGTGGCGGACGCGCCGCCAGTGGTAACGAGTGAGAGCAGGAACGCGCCCAACGCCTTGATACCCGACCAAATGCCAGCCGTAGAGAAACGGAGCAGAGCTATGGTGCAGCGGCCTATATTGCCGATGAAGCCTAAAGATATGCCGTTTGCCAGAGCCGTGCGGCTGCCCATAAGCGTGATGCTTATTGCGGCCGTGCGTGCCATGTGGGCGACACGGTTAAGATAGGTCGCATATTTCAGCGACATAACCCATTTTACTGCCTGACCCATAGCCGTGATAGCTGGCACAACTTGCGAAATAGGCACAAGCATACCAGCGATAACACTAATATAAGCGGTAAAACCACCTGTCAGCTGTGTAAAGCTGATTTTCAAGTCCTCTATCTGTTGGCGGAAGCGTGCGCGTTTCTCTGCTGTGCTATCCATTACAATGGCGGCTTGCTCCTCCGCGCTGTTCGTCCCCGTCACGGCTTCGGTAAACTGCCCCAACTGCTCCGTGCCCTGCACGAGGGCGCGTGCCGCGTTGGCGTTTTCCATGCCGAACAGCTTGCTGAACAGTGCCGAGTCGTCCAGCACGGGTTTCAGCAGTTCGAGACGCTCTTTCAGGCTCTTGCTCTTGTCGCCTAACGCGATGATGTCGATGCCTGCCTTTTCCAGTTCCTCGCGCGTGTCCTTGGGCAGAAAACGCCCCTGCGAGAGTATCGAGAGCGTGTTGCGCAGTGCAACGCCGCCCTCGCTCCCTTTCTTGCCTGCCTTGTCAAGCACCTGAATGGCGGCGTTGGTTTCCTCAAAGCTCACGTTGGCTGCCTTGGCGGCCATACCGCACTGCTCCAGCGCGGCCTTGATGGCTGGCAGTTCCGCGCTGCCTGCCTGTCCTGCCGCTGCCATCGTGTTCATCATTTCCGCCATCTTGCGGCTCGCCTCCATCGGGTCGGCCAGGCTCACGCCGTACTGGTTCATGGCGGTGGTCAGCACTTCGGCCGCTGCCGTGCCGTCGTTCCCCATCAGTTTGCTGGTCGTCTGGATAGCGTCGCCCATGGCTTTAAGGGCGGTCGGGTACTTGCCGAGTTCTGGCGAGAGCTGCGAGAGGAGCAGCTTGTAGCCTTGCACCGCCACACCTGCATCCGTGCCGAAAGCCTTTGCCGAGCTTCTCGCATACCCCTCAATGGTTTTCAACCCCTCGCCCGTCACACCTGCCACGGCCGAAAGGTCGTGCATCTGACTGTCGAGGGCAACCGCACCCTGTCCGATGTCCTTAAACGTACCAGACAGTTTTTGCATGAAATTGGAAGCCAAATCGAATTTTGCAAAACTTCCAGCAATTTTGTCAAGAGCACCCAACGACCCACTCACCTGAGCGGTAAAGTCGCCAGTCGCGCGTGTCATGTTGTTGATGGCAGAGGAATAGTTGCCGCTTACGTTAAAATTGTACTCAAAGTTTTGCATAATTCAATTTTTTACACTACATTTGTCGCAGTGTTAAACATTACAATATGATAGAGGCTATATTTTTATTTTTCGTTAAGGTGGTAACGGTGCTAATTTGCATCGCAGCCACGATTGCGCCCATAGTGGTAGCCTTTATGTACTGCTATGGGGCTTACAAAGACCTTTTTTGCTCGCCGAACAAAGCCAAAAGCACGCGAGACAAAATCTCAGCCTGATTTTTCATCCTCGTTTCTTCCAGCCATAGAGCCTCCGCATACCACTGCGCGAAGTCGTCGCCGCTCCCTGCCGTAGGGTCGACGTGCAGATTTGAGCGGATGAGCGCACAGGCTTTTATAAACCCGTCCTTGTCTTCCTCTCCCTCTGCCACGTCCACCTTCAGCAGGTGCGACGCTATACGTTTTTTAGGCTCGCTGCTGCTCCTGTCAGCACGGTGTTCAGTTGTGCCATCGTCGGCACGAACAGCACGGGGTCGGTACGCATGAACTCGCTGCCGCCCAGCCAGCAGCCCTCAAAAAGGATGGTGCCTGCCTTTACCTCGTCCGTCTTCGCCACCTTGGTGCTCGCCGCCATTACCTCCATGCTGGGGCGTTTGAAGTAGCCGACGTGCTTCTCGCCGTCGTCCTCCACCTCGATGCGTGCCACCTTGCGGTACTGCCCTTTCCAGCGTTTAATCTGTTCTTCGGTCACACCGCCGTCATATACCTGCATTTCTGCTTTCTTTTCTACCATAGTTTTAATGCTGTTTAATCAGTTGTTTAATACCGTTTAATCGTTTATTACTTGCTGTGCCATTCTATGTGCGACATAACGAGGTCGAGGTCTACCGTCTTGCCCGTGTCGCCCTCCGACCAGCCGCGCCCGTTCTTCTTGAAGAGGCAGTTGCGCAGCTTGTCAATAACGGGCAGACCGTTCGAGGGCAGGTAGCTCACCGTGATGTTAAACGGCGCGATGTCCTGCAACCTGCCGCTGGGGGCTTGTCGCTGTATCGCCACGACCTCCTCCTGATAGAGTGTTATTTTGCCCGTGCAGGTGATGCGTCCCTTGGCATAGCCCACGGGGTAACGCCCTGCGCCGTACTTCGGGTCTACCTGCTGCTCGTCGCTGTATTCCACGCCAGTGATGCCCGTAAGGGGCACGCCGCCTATCGTCACCACGATGTCAGCCCAGCTCACCAACTCGCCGTTTACATACGGCATACCGTTCTGTATCTGTACTTTCATTGCGCTTTGTTATTCTAAGGATTTCACAAAACCGATTTTCACCTTAAACTTTCTCACCACGCCCACAGGCACGTTCTTGATGACCACCTCTATGGTGCTGGTACTTAAAACGTCCTGCTCCGCGTCTATCTCTGCCTTGTAGCCGCTCAGCTCGCCTGCCTTTTCCATTTCCTCCAGCGGTATATTGGCAGTCGTTTCGAGGTGGCTCACGGTGTAGCTTTGCAGCTTGCCAGTGTCGGGGTCTATATACACGTTGCCGCCCAGCTCTGGCGTGAGGTAGGTGCGTATGCCGCGCACGGCCTTGTCCATCGTGCGCACGCTTTCTATTGCGGCGTAGTCGCTCGTGGCTGAGTCCATCGTGTGGCTGTCGTTCCAGTAGCTGCCTGCCACGCCCACCACGTTGTTGAGGAAGAGGTAGCGTGCCGTGTCCAGCTTTTCAAGCTCTGCCTTGTCGATGGTCTTCACCAGCGTGCCGTCGCCCAGGGCTGGCAGGCTGATGCCTGAGGGGAACTGCTTCACCCATGCTATGCACTGGTGTACGGCAGCCTTTGAGAGTGTGGCCAGTGCCACGCCGATGGCCGACACCGTGGCCTTGGTCTTGTTGTCCTTGCTTGCGTAGAGTTCCGCGCCCGTGCCGCTGCCTGCCTGCGCTATCACCACGCTTACACGTGGCGCGCTGGCGGCGAGGCTCGTTGGCAGGTTCTTGTAGCTCGTCACCTTGGGGGCGTAGAGCACCGAGAGCGGCGCGTTCTGTGTGTCCAGTGCGTCGGCCACGGCTTGCAGCTGCGTGATGTTGTCGGCGGTCACTTCCGTGTCACCGTTCCACACGGCCATTTGCCTGATTGCTCCCTCCGCGTAGTTCTGCACGGTCTTTACCTCGCCGAATTTGTTTGCCAAGTCGGTGGGTTTCTTAAACAGTCCCACAAATAGGCTGATGCCGCTGTTCACGCGGAATATCTCCTCCAGCTGGTAGTGCAGCATCTTCACGCTCCATGCGCTCGCGTCGGCGGTGATGCCCAGGGCTTCGGCCTTGTCGATGGTGCTTACAGCCTGCACGGGGTCTGTCTTGAACGAGGCTGGTATCTCCGCCTCCAGCAGGTAGGCGATAAAGCCGCTCACGTGGTCTTGGCCGTCCACCGATTTGGGCACGTTGCCGTTCTGCCTGACTATTGTTAAACTTGTTGCCATTGTTCTGTTACTTGTTTTTTCGTTTATACTTCTTCATGCCGACCACGGCCGCCACAACCAGCAGGACGCACAGTAGCCCACATAGCCATGAATGTAATATCGTGCGTGTGGGCTTTACTGTCTCTCTCTGCTTGCTGTGCGTGTCGGTGGTCTTGCTGCCTCTGTCGGCGGTCTGTCGCTCCACGTTGGCCTCGGTGCGCTGCTGGCTCTCCGCTTGCGCGCTGTCCTTGCGATGCACGTTCTTTCGGTGCTTCACCTTGGCTTTCACGGGGGGCAGTCCTGTGAGGCTGTCCGTCGGTAGCGATGTGTCGAAAATGATAACGTCCGTTTCGCTCTGGCTGTTCTCCTCGTGCAGGGTGGTCAGCCTTTTGCCTATCTCCACCCTCACCATGCTGTCGAGCCGTTGCTGGTAGTCGTTATTTTCCTGTGTCTGCGTCCGCTGCTCCGCTGTCGCGCTCTTCGAGCTTCTGCAACTGGCGAGAAACGGGGCAGTTGTCAGCATGAGCACAAGAAGGTATTTTCTCGACTGCTTTCCTGAATTTATCCACGTCACGGCGTAAACTGTTTATTTCCTTTTTAAGCGGCGTTACAATTCCCTCGACCAGTATGTCGTTTGCCTTGCGCACGTTTTCCAGTTCACTGTCTTTCACGCCAGCGAGTTTTTTCTGTACCTCCGCCCGTAGGCTGTCGATTTCTGTCTTGTACTTCTGGCTTTGCAGTTTTGCGCCGAGCCACGCGCCCAGCGGTGCGCTAATGGTTGCCGTAAGCGAAGACATGATGAGGGTAATTATTTCGCTGCTCATTCATTTTTTTATTGTTTGATGCCTATTTCTTTCAGCCATGCCGCCACGTCAAACGACGGGCACGCCTTGGCCTTGTTTAACTGATGATGCCCGACGATCATTACATGGGGGTGCTTCTCGTGAAAGTCCAGCACATAGCGTTTCAGGGCTTCCCTCTGCGCCTCCGTGCGTGTGTCTTGCGGTGTCTTGCCGTCGGCCGCGCAGCCGCCTGCATACACGATGTGTCGGCTCACTGAGTTGTAGCCTGCCGCGCCGTTGGTTATCTCCCAGCTGTCCACGTTGTCGTCGTCGTTGTTCTTCACCAGCCGCTCCACTGTGCCGTCCAAGTGGAAAAGGTCGGTATATCCTACCTGTTTCCACCCACGACCCACAGGCGGCGGCGAGGTGTGCCAGCGGCGTATTTCCGCTGCCGTCACCTCACGGCCTGCCTTGGTGGCTGTACAGTGAATGACCAGATACTTTTGCTTTGCCATTCAGTTAGTGGGTTATTTGTCGTTAGGATGCCTTGGCACTCACCACGGCTGCGCGTGTGCAGTCGTTTTTGAGTGGCAGGGCAAGGTTCCATTTGCGGAAGTTCACGAGGTTGCGGTGATACAATGGGTCGTTCACTGCGTCCTGATGGTAGAACTGCACCGAGCCGTTTGCTTTCATCATGTTGTTCACACGGAACGCCACCGATGCCTGCATGTCCGTTGCGCCTGCCGCCTTGCCGAAAGCTATTTTATTCAGCGTGCTGGCATTGTAGTAGGGACATTCGCTGTACTCGTAGATGTCGAAGCCGTAAAGGCGTGTGATTTTGCCCTCCGTGTCGTTGATGTTGTAGTGCTCTGCGTAGTTCTTCGAGGTCTCCAGCAGGTCGTTGCTGTGGTCGGGGCAAAGCACGAGCACACGGCCGTCCTGCGGCATTTTCATAGCGTCACACTGGCGTTTCAGTTCGATGAGGTCGGCTATTGTGAACTTCTTTCTGCCGTTCACTTCCTCGCCCGTGGTGCTGATTACAGGGGTCTTGCCTGCCTTGTTGCTGTCGGGCGCGTAGGCGTGGATGGCCTTTTTCCATGTGGTCTCCTTTAACGCCTCGCGGTGACGTTCCAGCACGCTGCCCATCTTGTCGTAGCTCACGGCGTGCAGCTCGTCGTCGGTCACGGGGGTGGCCTCTGTGTCGAAGCGGTCGAGGCTCACGGGTTTGTCCGCGTCGTCCAGTTTGGTGATGTTGAGCGGATAGGTCTTGTTGTTCACCAGCACTGTGGGGTCGCCGCCTATCTCCGTGAAGTGGATTACGTCATTGTTCACATACTGGTCGTATGACCTCACGCGGTCGTACCAGCCTACCGCCGTGGGCGGTGTGCGGAACGCCTTAATCATTTCACCCGTCCATAACTCTGTGAGCACGCCAGCGCGTGCCACGCCCTTGGGTATGAACGGCAAAAGGAACAACGCTATAAGATTGGCCACGGCTGCGCCAACCCACGGGTTGCCGCCGAGCAAATAGCTGATGGTTGCACCGATGACGGCGTTAATAGCCACTTTGACAAGCAAACCGATAATGCTTGCAAATGCTGCGATGCTGAAAATTAATGCTTTCTTCATTTGCTTTAATAACTGTTTTATGTGGTGTTTACTGCTGTTTAATGCGCCTTTCAGTCCTCCAGTTTCGGGCACTCTATGCCGTACTCTGCCTTGTAAAGGCGCATATATTCGTTTGGGTTCTCCTTGCGCAGCTTGCCGATTTTCTCCGCTGGCACTTCCGAGAGCTTCGCAAAGGTCGTAGGCTCTTGCTGCCCATGCGGCGCGTCCTTGCTGGTGTCGAGCACGTCGCTGGGCTTGCGTGCTGGCTGCATCAGTTCGAGCGTCTGGCGCAAAGCGTCTGCGCCTGAGGTCTTGCCCAAGTTGATAAAGAACTCCTTGCGGTCGGCGGTGATGCGCTTCTCGTTGATGGCGGCGTCCACCTGTGCCGTGATGGCGGCGAGGGTCAGCCTCTCCGCGCTGTCTGCCTTACTCTTCAACGCCACGATGGCGGCGTGTGCCTGCTCCTCCGTCGCTGTCTCTGGCAGTCCAAGGAGCAAAAGTGTTTCTTTCTTCATGTTCTGAATGTTTGTATTTTCGTTTGACTGTGCCTCGGCTTCGGGCTTCGGCGTTTTCTCTTTCGATAGTTCCACCAGCGGCAAAAGGTCGCAGTCCTGACCTGCCGCCAGTTCCAGCAGCTTGCCGCCGCCGTACAGTTTCAGGGCTTCATCGTTCGCCCCTATGTCCACAATGCTCACCTCTACCAATTTCGAGGCGGTGGCGGTGGCGCGTGTCTGACCATCCACAAGCACGGACGGGTCGGTGCTGCACTCCAGTATTTCGATGCCTGCCGAGCACATGTTCAGGTAGCCGTCCTCCCATTTGGCGGCTATCTTCTTGGCAAACTCGTCCTTCTCGTCAAACTTCGGCGTGCCTATCAGGCGGTCGCCGTCCACGCGCAGGTTCTCCATCCTGCCGATGGGCATATTCTCGCCGCCGCGTCGGTGCATCCACAACAGCACGGGGTTTCTGCAATACTGCGAGGTGTCCAGCCCCGATGTCAGCACACGGCTGCCGTAGCTGTTCAGGCCGCTGGTGCTTATTACTACTTCTTTTGGCATATATCTCTGTTTTTACTTCGTCGTTAAAAATGGGCGGCGGACTTCACAGCTGGCCGCCTCTGGGTTAATCCTGAAAAAATCAATCTTCTAACCTTAAAAATCTACTTATGACAAAAACTTAATCCAACTATGATGTTGCGGTGGCAGGACTCGAACCTGCGACCTGTGGGGAATGAACCCACCGAGCTGCCAGCTGCTCTACACCGCGATGTATCACAGCCGCAAAAGTCGCAACTTTAGTCCGCTGCCGCAAAAAGAGTGTCGAAGTTTGACACTCTTTTTTCATTTCACCCCGAAAATGGGGACTTTTGCACTTGTATTGCGCCGATGCCCACCTTTGTGCGGTGTGCCGGCGTTTCGTTTTAGTATTCACATTAAAAGCAGAAAAATTATGAATGAGCACAAAGAAAGAACTTGAGGACAAAAAGGACTATGCCCGACTTCTCTACATGCAGGGCGAACAGCAGAAGACCATTGCTGAGAAGGCAGGTGTCTCGCCCCAGACGGTCACAAAGTGGGTCAATACTGGCAACTGGCAGGAACAACGTGCCGCGCAGAATATCACACGCCCCGAACTGGTTAATAAGCTGCTGCGCACCGTCGACAAGATGATAGGGGCGGTAAACACCAGCGACGACCCCGACGCGGCAAACGGCTTGGGCGACAAGTTGGCGAAGTTTGCCGCCACCATCGAAAAGCTCGACAAACACACCTCTATCGTGGATGTTATCGAGGTCTTTATGGCTTTCGGCAAATGGTTGCAGTATCAGGCGCAGTTCGACGAGGACATTACGCCCGAACTCTTGAAGACCATCAACAAGTACCACAACCAGTATATCAACTATCTGATGCAAAATAAATTGATTAAGTAGCTATGCCAAATTACGACAAACTAACGCCGAAAGAGGCGTTGCAGCAGTGGCGTGCGCATTGCGAGACGGTGCAGGAAGCCACCACCGTGGATGCCCACGAGACGGACACGCAGAAGAAACAGCGCATTAAACGCCTGCTTTCCGACTATGGCGCGTTTGTCGACTATTATTTTCCACATTACACCACAAACCCACAGACAGGCAAGCAAACGCCCTGCGCTCCGTTCCACCTCCGTGCGGCAAAGCAAATCATTTCCGACCGCAATATCAAGGCGGTGTACAAATGGCACAGAGGCGCGGCAAAGTCCACACATTTGGACATTTTCATCCCCATGTGGCTAAAGGCGCAGATTTACGGCGGTGCTGAGCTTCGCCAGTTCTGGGTCATGGTCTTGGTGGGTAAGTCACAGGACAACGCAAACACGCTGCTGGCCGACTTGCAGGCGGAGCTTCAGTACAACAAGCGGTATGCCGCCGACTTCGGCGAGCAGTACAACAACGGCACATGGGAGGAGGGTTCGTTCGTCACCAAGGACGGCACGGCGTTCTTCGCCCGTGGCCGTGGACAGTCGCCCCGTGGTCTGCGCTACCGCTCCCACCGTCCCGACTATATCGTCATTGACGACCTCGACGATGACGAGCTTTGCGAAAACCCTGCCCGTGTCTCTCGCCTTACCGATTGGGTGAAGGAGGCTCTTTTCGGTGCTCTGGATGGTGGCCGAGGCCGCTTCATCATGGTGGGCAACCTCATTGCAAAGAACTCCGTACTGGCGAATATCTGTGCCATTAAGTCCGTAAAGGTGTCGCAGGTGGACATTCTCGACAAGGAGGGTCGTGTGTCATGGGCGGCTAAATGGACACGCGCCGAGGTGCAGGCCATTGAGGATTTCGAGGGATACCGCTCTTTTCAAAAGGAGTACATGAATAACCCCATTGTCGAGGGCGCGGTCTTCCGTCAGGACTGGATTAAGTGGGCGAAGCGGCCTGCGTGGCGCGACTTCTCAGAAATTGTGCTTTATATAGACCCTTCGTGGAAGTCTACCGCTAAGAACGACTACAAGGCGGCAAAGCTCTGGGGCAAGGACAAAACGACGCGCCTCTGGCATTTGCGTGCTTTTGTCCGTCAGGCCACCATCGCCGAAATGGTGCGCTGGTGTTACGACCTCTACGAGTGGGCACAGCGTGAGGGCATTGCCGTAAAGTTCTACATGGAGGCCAATTTCATGCAGGACAACCATCTTCAGGACTTCGCCAGCGAGGGTATGTTGCGCGGCTTTCAGCTGCCTATCATTCCCGACAAGCGCAAAAAGCCCGACAAGTTCCAGCGCATTGAGAGCATTGCACCGCTCTGGGAGCGTGGCTTCGTGTTCTACGACGAGAGCCAAAAGGACGACCCCGACATGGTGCGTGCCGTCGACTTCACGCTGGCTTTCCAAAAGGGTATGCGCGGCCACGACGATGCGCCCGATGCCGACGAGGGGGCTATCTTCCTGCTCCAGAAGCATTCAAGCATTTCAAGTTTCACGCCGTCCTTCGGCAAACGTCGGTCGGCAAAAAATATCACATGGTAATGATAGACAAAATCACACATTTCATCCGTGCCGTGGTCTTTGACTTCCGCGCACGGCGCGCCATCCGTAAGGCGCAGCGCAGTGCCAACCTGCACCGCCGCAAGTTCTTGGTGCTTGTCTGGAACGGCCGTCCACGTGTCGTTTCCATGCAGGGCGTTAAAAAACTCATACGACAGCACCGTTTTTCTAAAGGTTTCACCGCAGAGACGGCACGCCACCTTGCCATCTTCGAGGCTGTGCCGCAGCCATTGGATAAGTGCCGCCGCTGCTCTTTTTCTTTCCGTAAGCGCAATGTTTCTAAACGATGATGATTACCGTGCCGTTTGCGACGACTTCGAGTTTGAGACGTTGCAGGCCAACACTGACCTACGGCTGACCGCCGAGCGTGCGGCCGAGGAACAAATCAGCAGCTACACCCGTAGCCGCTATGACATGGCGCGTGCCTTTCGACAGACGGGCGCAGACCGCAACCCTCAGCTTGTGCAGTGCTGCGTTAATATCGCCCTGTGGCTCATGGTTCACCGTCTGCCGCAAAACATGGGCATTGAGCGGCGCGAGAGTCTCTACGACGAGAGCATCAAGTGGCTGCGCGACGTGCAAGCCTCCAAAGCCTCGCCCGACCTGCCCACCTACATGAGCGACGACGGCGACACCGACGCACGCAACCCCGTAAAATGGGGAAGCCAGCGCAAAACGCGCCCAACATGGTAAACAACTATTAAACGCCGTTTAATGGGCTTTTTACGGCTCGCTAAACGGCGTTAAACACTTTATTTAACAGCATCAAAGTAATGGATATTCTTAACAGACTGAAAACGGCTTACACCGCCGTGATGGGTGGCGAGGTCTATTCGCGCTACGATATGCAGCGGCTCGCCAAGTTCGCACGCTCCAAGCAGGGCGTGCGCCTCACTGCCCAGCTCATGCAGCAGACCGACGCGCTCACAAAAAAAGACGTGGGCATGTGGCGGCAGGCGTGGCAGATGGCCATCAACGTGGACAACCCACAGCGTGCCATGCTCTACGACATTTACACTGACAACCTCATCGACCTGCATTTGCAGGGCTGCATCTCCCAGCGCATTGGCATGACCAAACGCTGTGAGTACCGACTTGTGGGCAAGGACGGCAAAGAGAACGAAAAGGCCACCGACCTGCTCCGCCGCGAGTGGTTCTCCGATTATTGTAATTTTGTCCTGCTCTCGCGCTACTGGGGGCACTCGCTCATTCAGTTTGGCGACATTGTGCGCTCGGCCGATGGTCTGCGCTTCGACGGCGTGGAACTCGTGCCGCGAAAGCACGTTTGCCCTGAGCATGGCGTGCTGCTCAAAACCGTGGGCGACGACTGGCACAGCGGTATTCCTTACCGCGAGGGCGAGTTTGCGCAGTGGTGTCTGGAAGCTGGACGTAAGGACGACCTCGGACTTCTCCTTTCCTGCTCGCCGCAGTGCATCAGCAAACGCAATATGTTGGGCTTTTGGGATATGTTCGGCGAGATTTTCGGCGCGCCTATGCGTATAGCCAAGGCCACCACCACCGACGACAAGGAACGCGCCAAAATCGAGGACGCTTTGGAAAATATGGGGTCTGCCTTTTGGGGTCTCTTCCCTGACGGCACGGACATTGAGATAAAAGAGAGCAGCCGTGGCGATGCTTACAACGTTTTCGACAAGCGCATCGACCGCTGCAACTCCGAGATTTCCAAGGGTATTCTCAACCAGACTATGACCATCGACAGCGGTAGCAGCCTTTCGCAGTCCGAAACTCACCTCGAAGTTTTCGAGAATGTGGTGGAAGACGATAAAACAATGCTGGCTTACAACATCAACGACAAGCTCCTGCCGTTCATGCTCATGCACGGCTTCCCCGTGGGCGGTCTGCGCTTCGAGTGGGACGATGCCGCCAGCTACTCGCCTGCCGAGCAGAGAGAGATTGAACGCCTTTTGCTGGAATACTACAAAATCGACCCTCAGTATTTCATCGACAAGTACAATGTGGGTATCACCGCCGAACGCGATGCGAAGACGCAGCCCGACGCGCTCAACTCTTTTTTCCGATAAGCCCCACGCAGGCCGCAGACCTGCGCGTCTCTTATGGGGCGTTTCATTCTGCCGTGTGCCTCCTTTATAAGGATGGCTTCATGCAGCTTGCCAACAATGAGGACGGCGAGGCTCCCGTCTTCAATGCCGACCTCTTCGACGATGCCGCGCAAATGGTCTACGATGCTGGCGGCTTCGATGCCGCGCAGCTCACCGACCCACGCGCACGAAAGGTCATCGACGAGACTTCGCGCATCATCAACCATGCCATCGACACGGCCGTGCCGCATGAAGTGCCAGAAACGCTGCGCTATGCGCTCCAGAACAACGGGTTCATATTCTCTGGCTTTAAGACGTTTCACGCACTCCGAGAGGTGGGGCTTTCCATGCTCGACGATAAGGGCAATATCAAACCCTTTGACGACTTCCGTAAGGACGTGCAGCAGATTAACCAGAACTACAACGTCAACTGGCTCTATGCCGAGTATAAGCACGCCCTCGGCTCGTCGCTCATGGCGGTGAAGTGGGACACGCTAAAGCAGGACACCGACCGCTATTTCCTCCAGTACCGCACGGCTGGCGACTCCCGTGTGCGTCCCGACCATGCCGCGCTCGACGGCATTACGCTCCCTGCCGACGACCCGTTCTGGTCTAAGTACTATCCGCCTAACGGCTGGGGCTGCCGCTGCCAGGCCGTGCAGGTGCGACGCGCCAAATACCAGCCGTCCGACCCTGCCACAGCCATGAAGCTGGGCGACGAGGCCACCGACACGCTAAAGCAGCGCATGTTCCGCTACAACGCTGGCATGGAAATGCAGCTCTTTCCGCCCAAACATCCCTACTACAAAGCTTCTGAAAAGGTTAAGCAGGCGGTGGACGGCTACACGCCTGTGGAATGGACACCGAAGACCGTAAAAGAGGCTGAGCAGTTTTATGCTGAAAAGTTGGGGGTAAACTGTGCCCTCGATGGTTTCACGAAAAAAGACATGAAACAGATAGAGGATATTTTCAGAAGTGTGGAGCGACATTTCCAGTGTTGGCCTGAACTGAAAAAAGAAACGCTCTTTGTCGGAACTATTCGCGGACGCATTAAACTACTGACCGAGGCGAAGTTTAAGGAATATAAAAGGGATTATCCAAAGTACGACGATGAGGTTATTATGAAGTGGGCAAAGGCATGGGCTAAAAAGGTGGGCAGCTGCCGAAACTGTTATGCTTATTCCCATGGAGCGGCAAAGGATATGGGACTGAGCGGCATTTGTTTCAATACCACATGGAAAGGCGAAAAGATAGACACCTCGCTGCAAAGCGATGTTAAAGCCAAATGGCATCCTGTCGGGTGTGACACGCTTAAAAGTGTGTTCGATCATGAGCTTGGACACGAGATTGACCGACTGCTTGGACTGCGCAGTAATGCAGACTTTTTGAAAATGTACAATGAGGAAGCAGGAAAAGGAAAGCAAAGCGTGAAAGAAAACCTTTCTGACTACGCAAATAAGAACTCCGCCGAGTTTATTGCCGAGGCGTGGTCTGAATATCTTAACAACAAAAAACCGCGACCAATAGCGGCCGCAGTTTATATGCTTGTTAAAAAGTTGTATGCCGAAAAAAGTCAGTCGTCCGCCAGTTCGTAAATACGCATGGTGTCGCGTGGCTGCTTCGGCTCAAAAACAAAATCGCCACGCTGACCCTGCATTACATGGTCGTGGCTTTCTGCTCCTGCTTCGATGATTTCCAATGGAATTATATCGAAAGCCTTGCAGGATATGCCGCCTTTCAGGTGATGCTTGCACGCCTCACACATGTACGGCACTTCTTCTGTTGTGTCAACTACGTGTTTCATTACCGCAAAGGTACGTCCTTTTCTTTATAGTCCAATAAGTTATTAACAATAATTTCAACAATATGCCAAATATTCCAGACGCCAAGCAGCTCGAAGCCAACATTCTGAAAGACATGCGCGTCGAACTGCACGACGAGTTCGACCAGAACTTCAACCGTAAGGCGTTCTTCACAGACGCATGGAAGCCGCGAAAAGACCCGAAAGCTCTTGGCTCGCTGCTCGTCGTCACGGGCGCAATGCGCCGAAGCATCAAAGCCGAGGTTGTCGATCATGGTGTGCGCTTCTCTTCCTCGCTCCCTTACACCACCATTCACAACGAGGGCGGCAAGGGCACGCTCACCGTCAAGGCTCACTACCGCACACGAAACGGCAAACGCTATAAGGTGCGCTCCCACAAACGCCGTTTCAATATGCCGCAACGTCAGTTCATCGGCGATGGCAAAGAAACGCAGCAGCTCATAAAAAACGTGATAGACGACAACCTAAAGCAGTTCAACCTATCACTCGCACAATTTATCAGAAACAAGCAAAAGAAATGAGAAAACAGATTTTCAAGGCCATTGCCCAGCGTATCGCCGAGCGTGTGCCAGACATTAAGTTCATCGACCTTTGGAATGAGCACGTCGTCGAGGTCTCATCCTCTGTGCCGTGGCCGCTGCCTGCCGTCTTCATCGAGTTTGAGCAGTACGAGGTGCGCCAGCTCTCCATGTGGAAGCGAGAGGCCGACATTCCCGTCCGCCTACATATCGTCACGCGTGCCGTGCCTTACACCGCTGGCGCGGCCGACAAGCGCATCGACCTCGCACTCCAGTACTTCGACCTTATCGACCGTGTCAACGCTGCCATGCAGGGGCTTTCTGGCACTGGCTTCGCCGCCTTTCAGCTCACTGCCAGCGCAACCAACCACAACCACGGAGAACTCATGGAAAACATAGAGCGATGGCACACACGCGCCACGGATGCCACGGCCGAACGTCCGCATGAAAAGGTGTTCCTCACGGATATGGAAATAATAGACCGCGTATAGACACACAAAAGGCTGCACCATCAAAAAACGTGGTGCAGCCCTTCGTGTCTTTAGCGGTACACGGGCAGGTCGTCCCAAAAGTCAAACAACGACCTTTCCAGTGCTGTGGGTGGCGTGGGCGGAGGTGTCGGTATGTCCAGATAACTCAGAAACGTGCGATAACTCATCGGGTACAATGGATATACGTAACGCCGCCACACTGCCTTGTAACATTTGCTATTATTGCCCTGCTCATAATAGCGGTCTACTATCGCGCGCACCTTTTTCACGCGCTCAAGCGTCGATTTGTGGTGTTTCCTGCACATTTCCGAAATATATTCATTACCTTTGGCCTCGCTTATTAAATGCTGTGCCAGCGAGAGCAAAGCCAAGCTTGCTTGGAATTTGCCGAGCGCAGCCAGCATTCAACTCGTTAACTTTTAATGGGGCGTGGGGCTTTTCGGTAACGTGCAGGCTTCACGCTCATTCTTTTTTTGCTTCTTCTGCTTCGTCTGTCTCCGCGTCCGTCACGCTCAGCGGTATGATGTGCCACTGACCCTTCTTGTCCTTGTATTCGGCACGGATAAACTGTCGCGTCATGGTCGGCTGGTAGGCTTCTTCTATGATTTTAACGCCCTCCATAAACTTCTCGTCGCTGCTCTCCTCCGCCATCTTCCGCAGTTGCAGCACGCGGCTCGCCTTTAGGTTGCCCATACCGTCGCGGCTCAGCAGCCGCATGATGGCCGCCACGAGGCTCTTGGTCTTCTCGTCTGTGGCCAGGCTTTCGATGTATTGCTTCACCATGGCAATGCCGTCCTCCACCGTGTCGCGGTAGCCGTCTATGCAGTTGTAGCCAAGCGTTAGCCGCATTGTGCCGTCCGAGTGGGTGAAGGTGTGCGTGCGCTGCGTGTCCTTGGTCAGTCCCAGCACGTTGCTCTTGATGTCAAGCACCTGCGCGAAGTTCTGGTACACCTTGCCTTTCACCACCTTAATGTCGTCGCTCAGCCGCCGCAGCTCTGGGATGGCGGCGGCTATTTCCTCGTCCACCATCTTGGCATACGTCTCGCGGTCGGCCTTGCGCTGCGCTGCTTCCTGCTCTTTCTTCTGTTTCTCTTGAAAGGCGGCAAACATTTCCGCCTGTTCTTTGGTCATTTCAACCTGTACTTTCTTTTCGTTTTCCATTGTTTTAATAATATTTGAATGGTGTTTAATATGTTGTTTAACGCTGTTTATTCGTCACTTTCCTGCCAGTTGGCAACCTCTGCCTGATACTCTGCCCATTCTGCCAGCTGCCGCATGAACTCCTCGTACTCCGTGCCGCTCATTTCCACCGTCAGCTCGCGGATGGCGTGCTGCGCTTTCTCCAGTTCCTTGCTCATAGCTCTTGAGTTATGTCTATTTCCGCTACGGCTTTGTCAAAGTCCTTGGTCAGCGCATAGCTTAACGATTTCAAAACCGCACCCATACACAGAAAAACGACGCTCACCAAAGCCACGGGGAAACACACCAGCGTAAGCCCCAATTTCTTAAAGTACTTTTTCATTTTCTTGCCCTTTCTTCTTTAGATGTTGTGTAATACGATGATTAACGCCGCCTGTATCGCCTGACCCACGATGCCGCCCAATAGCGTGGCGGCGATGTCCAGCCAGTCAAAACGGCCGCCGTACATCTTGTCCTTTAACTCCATGCCGAGTGCCAGACCCAGCACAAACAGCTCCGTGCCTACAAAGCCGCACGGTATCGCATAAGCGAAGTGCTTCATTCGGTTGCTTTCTTTTAACCACATAGCTCTTTATTTTTTTAGTTGGTCGTTCTCTTTATGCCTCGCCCGTCGGCATGGTCACGCCGTAGTAGCTTGCCACGTTCTCCAGCACGTCGGCGGCTGCCGTCAGTTTGTCCACTGCCTCGCCGTCTTTCACCTTGTTGTTGAACAGTCCGATAAGGTTGCGCAGCCGCTCCCTTGGTATCTTGTTAAACTCCGTGTGTCCCGTTGCCCTGCAAGCTATCGCCTTTATCACGGTGGCGTTGCTCTTCCGTCCGCTCTTCGCCAGATATTGCCCGATGGCGGCCATCGTGCGCTTCCGCAGTTTGTCCATGTCGCCCGTGCCTGTCTTCTGGTTGGCCTGTGCCGAGAGCTTCGCGCAGATGTTCACGAGGTCGTGGGTGTCTATGTCCCTGCTGCTCTCCACGCCGTAGCTCTCTGCGATGGCGGCCTTTTCCTCCGCGCTCAGACCGAGCACCGTGCAGAGGGTGTGATACTTTTTCAACAGCCCTCTGTGTATCTCGTCCATTGTCTTGTTCTCCTTTGCCATAGTCTTTTTATTTATTGTTTATGTTTGCCCAGTATTCTGCCGCGCCTTTGTCCCAAATGATGAAGTCCGCGCCGCCCTCCTTTTTCTCCGCCACCTCGTAGCGTGTCGTGGTGAACGCCTTGTACCCCTCCACTCTTATTTTAATGTCTGCGTCATACCGCAGGTTTTGCGCAAGGCTGCCTTTTGGCTCGCCCTTGCGCTCGTGCGCTATGAATATGAACAGCTTGTCGGGGAACTGTTGCCGTAGCTTCATGTAGTCGCTCATCTTGAACCCTATCCAGTAGTGTACCGAGTCTATCACGATGATGTCGGGGCTTTGCTTCTTCTTCAGCCGCGCCGTCAGGTCTTTCAGGCTCTCCTTGTCAAGCAGGATGATGCGCGTACCCACTTCTTCCATGCCTACGCGCTCCCATGCCTTTTGCAGGGAGAGCGAAAGACCCTGCTCCAGCGAGTTGTAGGCCACACGGCGAAAGCGCGTCAGATACTTGCACAGCTGCATCACAAACGTGGTCTTGCCGCAGCCGCTGCCGCCGTATATCAGCCATTCGCCCCGAAGCTCTGGCCTCCCGAAACTTGCGAGAAACGCACCGTCAAAGTCGGCCACGTCAAATTTTGCCTGTAATACGTTCTTGTTGCTTATCGCCCTTGCCATAGTCTCATAATGGTTTTATGTCCACTTTCGCCTCGCCTTGTGCCTGCTGGATGCACCAGCTCGCGAATATCATGCCTTTGGCGTCTTCCTTGCCTATTTCCATGATTAAGAGTATCAGCCCCTTGGTCTTTGCCCTCCTCACGGTCATGCTCACGGGAGCGGCTCTGTATAGCCATTCGTCCATGATGCCCGACACTATCCGCGATGGCACGCCTATCGTCACGCGCTGCGGCTTGTTCCAGCCTATCGCCTCGCCGTTCATACCCTGCCTCCTTTCTGCACTGTCCAGCACGCGCGCTTCACTCTCCTGAGGTCGTTCTCCGCGTCCTTGATTATCGCGCCTATGTCGGCCGCACTCGTCACGCCGTTGGCTCTGCACACCGCCGCGATGTCCTCGTCGTTCACCACTTGCAGCTTCACGAACTTTCGCCCTATCCTGCTGTATATCTCTTGGTAGCCTCTGCGGTTGAACCTTACGCCCCGTGTTATGCGCTTTTCCAAGTAGTCCGTGGCGCACAGCACCAGTCCGCACTGTCCCTCCAGCTGGTTGTACAGCGATATGAAGAAGTAAAGCACTTGGTCGCTCAGCTTGTCGGCCTCGTCCAGCACCACAAGGGGCTTCTCCACGGCTTGCAGCTCTTCCACTATCGCGTCCATCTGTTCGCTCACCGTGCCTGCCATGTCCTTGCCCAACGCTTTGAGCAGCTTGCCGATGAACGTGCGCCTGTTCCAGTATTCCGAGCAGCACAGGTGATAGGTGGCGGTGTGCCCTGCCGTGTACTGCTTGATGGCTTCGGTCTTGCCGCTCCCTGCCTCGCCCGTCACGGCGATGGCGAGGCTCTCCTGCTTCGCACTCTCCAGTATGAAGCCCATGCGCTCAAAGCCTCTCGTTGCCACCGTCACCCATGCCGTGCCGTCGTGTCCTGTCTGTGCCGCGATGCTCCGCCACATGTCGTCGCTTATCGTGTCCCAGTCATTATTTAACACCTTGCTCAGTGTCGCTGAACTGATGCCCATGCTCTTGGCGGCTTTGTTCTGGCTGCCTTTCTGTGCGCAGAAACTTTTCAGGCGTTCTGCTATCTTCACCTTTTCGTCTTTTGTCATGTCGTATGCTTTTTAGTTGTTGTTTATTCAGTGTTAAAAAATGGAGTAGTCTTCTATCAGTTCGCTGTCCTGCTTCTTCGGTGTGGCCGTAGCCACCTCCACCGCCTTGCCGTCTTCTATGCCGAGCCGTTTCTGCTCCCTTGGCAGTTTGTGCTGCCCTCTGCTGTCGCATAGGCAGAAACGGTTCAGCACGTTGCCCACACGTGGGTTGTCTTTTATCAGCTCTTCCGTCAGCTCGTAGGCTTCCGCCAGCTTGTTGGTCACGTGTGCCTCCAGTCGGTCGTTGAAGTCATGCACTCTTTGCAGCTCTCTCGCGTCGCCATCCGTGCGGTCGGCCAGTGCCATGGGCTGCACATACTTCTCGGTGAGCATATAGCGCAGCGTGCCGTCTTGGTTCACGGCCAATACTTCGCCCAAGTCGTTGGGGTCGTAGAGCACTGTCCACCGCTCGCCTGCGTGCTGTCTGAACGTGAGGTCGAACGTGTCGTACTCTCGCTTGATGCCCAACAGCGTGGGGCGAAGTCCGCCGCCGCAAATGGCGTTTGTCTGTCCTGTCGTGTCGCCGAAGTAGAGCAGGTAGTTCTCCTTGGTCAGCGGTAGACGCCTTTCTGTGGGTAGCTTACCCAGCAGCTGCATCATCTGCGCGTGCTTCTTCTGCCGCTCTGCCGCCATCATGGCGTGTATCTGTGCCCTCACCCCTGCCTCGTCGGGAAACGTGTGCCGCAGCATGTTCAGGGCTTCCGAGTTCGGCTGCTTCTTCGGGTCGGTCGTCACGCCGTAGCCGCTCCAGTTGTTGCAACGCTTGCAGTACGTTTTGTTCAGGTAGCCGAAGTAAGGCTCTACCACCTTGGCCTTGGCGTTCTTCACTCGCGCTGGGGTCAGCTTGTCGCTCATGGCTAAGTACAGGGGGGTCATGGCCTTGATGCCGTAGTGGTCGCATTGCAGCTGGTTCGCCCTCAGCATCTGCCCTGACAGCTCCGCGCTGTGCTGTGCCGCGTTGCGCAGGGCTTCTGTTATCAGTTCGGGGGTCTCGTGCGTGCCTATCGCGTAGCCTATCGGGTAGTCGCAGCAGGGGTCGAGCACCACTTCTAAGCACAGTCTGTTTGAGTACGTCGTAACGTGGTGGCCTTTCTCGTCTTCCTTTACCGTCTGGTAGAGCAGCTCGCAGTCCCAGCCGTCCAGCGTCCACATCAGGAAGGCCGCGCTGGGTCTCCGACGCTTCACCTGCATACTCCGCTCATTCCTGAAGTTGGTCGCGCCCCTCCGTCCTGCCGCCGTCACGAGGTCGAGCCGTTCTTTCCACACACCCACCGTCGATGCCGTTATCTGCTCCCAGCCTTGCAGCTCTGCCACCTTGTTGTAGTGTTCGGCTATCATCACGTTGTCAAGGTTGTTGTGGTGGGCTATCAGCTGCGTCAGCACGGCCTCCTGCTGTGCGTCGGCCACCTTGGCGGCGTTCGTGTTCTGGAACTTCTTCGAGATGAACACCACCGCGCCCTCTTTCCGATACTCGTTATACTTCATGTGCAGCCGTCGCGCGTTCTGGGGCAACGAGTTCGGCCATGTGTCCGATATGCGCGGAAGTGCCGCAGCCGCTTTCTTCCAGAACTCGCCGAGACGTATCTTCGGTTTGCTCTGGCGGATGCGGTGCGAGTTCGCCCTGTCGATGCACTGCCCGAAGGCGTTCATGATGGCGCAGTTGTTCGCATACTCCGCCTGCTTCTCGTTGCTCAGATGTCTGCCGTCGGCCAACACATAGTCGGCGTAGTACTGCATCGCCTCGCCGTCTGGCTCTATCGCTTCCACAAACGGCTTGCTCTCCGCCTTTTCTTGCAGGTCGGGGTAACGCCTGTATACCTCAGTGCGGTATTTCAGGGGCAGGCTCTCAACGGCAAACAGCGCAGGAGTACCATTGCAGCCACGGCGAACCTGCTGCACCTTGCCACGCGACCGCAACTGCTTTAAGTTGGTCGCGCTCAGTATGCCAGCCGTTAGCTCCGTGTGGCTTATACATAGCGTATTACCGTAATATTCCATAGAGTGCCCTCCTTATAGTTGTGCGGCTATTGTTTGAATGTCGCTTAATTGTTCTACCATGCAGTGCTCCACCTCATGACGCACCGCGCCGTTCTTATCAAACACCTGCACCGTGCCCGTATTCTTGTCGGCTTCCAGCACCGCGCCGTTCTCAAAGTATTGGCGCATAAATCCGTCCTTGTCGTGGATGGTTTCCATTGCTGGCGTGAGCAACAGCAGCACGCCGCCCTTCTGCTTCGCAAACTCCCTGATGCGCAGGCTCAGCGGCGTGTCGAGTGCGTAGCTCAATGCACGCCAAATGGCCACGTCCGAACACTTGAAGGCCGCCTTTATCTCCTTGCGCACTTCCTTGCTTACTTCT